CGCCGCCGACATCTTCGCGGCGTGCTTCGCTGCACCCTTCTGTCGCGCCGAGAGCAGGTCCTTCACGAGCGGCGCCAGCTCGTCGGCCCACTTGCAAATCTCCTTCAGCTCCGGCTCCGTCGCGTCGGGGTTCTCCGCGATGCAGCCCGCGAGCCCCGCGTCGATGGCACCCTTGGCAACCTGACGAGCGACCGGACCGCATCCCCAGATGATCATCGCCACGCCCAGCACGAACATCGCCACATGGTTCTTCATCGTCGTCTCCTTCAGTGCTGCACGTTCACGTTGATGCCCATCCCGCCGCCACCGTAAGGCGAGAACCGCTGGTCGAACGGGTTAGGCGGAACGCCAAACATATTCGCAAGGCTCGCCTGCCACCAGAGGTACTGCTTCACGAGCTGCTTGAACTCGTCGGGGCGGATGTCGATCTCGTCCACCTTCGACACCGCGAGCAGCTCCTGGTCCTCGACGATCTGTTGCTCCACGCCGTCGAGAATCGTCAGCAACCGGCGCGCCTCGTCGTACGCCTCGGGGAGTAGCCGGTTCATCGCCCCCTCGATGATGAACTGCGTCTGCATCGCCGCCGGCACGCCGAGCGAGAACGTCGACACTGCCGTCACGTTCAAGTACCCGAGGTGCCGACGTACCCGAATCTTCTCCTCGTCGGTGAGCGACAGACCCATGGATCAAACCTCGGTGAGTTGAATGCCAGCCGACTGCAAGAACGGAATCGAGTACGCCTGCGAGTCGACGACCTTGCCGGCCTTGAGGAACACCACTCCGCCGCTCGTGTTCAATCGCGCGTCGCGCTCGACGCGGTAGCGCTTCGCCGGCGGAGGCTGCTCAGCCTCGGGGTCCGACCGATGGTGCCCGCCGTTCTGCATCGACGCGGGTGTCTGCATCGTCGCCGGCGCTTCGCTCCTGGCGATGAGTGCCAGGTCGAGCACGCTTGCGGGCTCCTGCGCATCGCTAGGCGCGTCTTCGCTGCTCGCCCATGCCGTCGCCGCCTCGGCCTCCGCGGGCTCGTCCTGGGCCGTCGTAGGCGCCTCCGTGAGGGCCTCTACCTGCTGTCGTGTCCTTCGCGCCATGAATCCTCCCTTTGAACCCGGAAGCTAACACAAAACGAGAACGGCACCCGCGGCGTGAAGCCGGGGTGCCGTCTCAGGCAGGAGCGGGAGTGACCCGACCTGGACTTAGAGCGCGTGCTCCAAGATGACCGAGCGACGGTACCGCTGCACACCGTTCGGCGCCGTGATGTCCGACGGAACCGGGAACGACGTAGAGATGCTCCACGCCGCGCTGACCGACTGCTGCAGGCGGTCGAGCGGCGCACGGAGAACGAGGCGGATGCGCTCGCTCATGACCGAGATGCCGTTGTTCACGACGTCGAAGTCGCCCGTCTTGCCGGTGACACCGGCCTCGGTGACGTAGGCGCTCTCGTCGAGGTACTTCTCGTAGATCGTGCCCTTGCCGGTGATGAGGACGCGACCGATGCTGACGCCCGCGCCGTTGACGACTTCGCTGCCGATGTTGCGGTCGTAGACGCCGGCGACGGCCGTCGGGGTCGTCGTGTTCGTGTTGAGCAGCGAGGGCGACTCGGTGTTCAGGAAGAACATGATGTTCGCGATCGTGCCGATGAACGCCTCCTTGTAGATGACGTGCTCGGGCAGCGACTGGTTCAGGCGCTGGAAGACCGGGTCTGCGAAGACCTGGCTGTTCGCCTGCGGGCTGATGTGCGCGTGGTAGAAGCCGTCCTCGTGCGGCTGCACGTTCGCGTTGCGGAGGATGCCGACCGCGTTGATGGCCTGCTGCAGGGTGAACGTGTCGGCCGGGCCGATCGCGTCGACGCTGTCGCCGCCGGCCGAACGAACGACCGAGGGAGCGAAGCGGCTGCGCACGGGAGCGCGCACGGCGAATGCCGCGCCGACCGCCGCCGAGAGCATCAGGGTGCCTGGGCCGTTCTGGTCCGCCGGGTCGTCCGCGATGAAGCCGACGACGCTCGCCGCGACACCGGCACCGGGGCCGATGACGATGGGGAGCGGCGAGCCGGGGCTCACCGGGGCGGGCCGCACGTTCGCACCCGGGAGGATGACGTCGGTGAAGCCGTTGAGCGCCGCGACGCGAATCGTCGTGTCGGGCGCGAGGATGGCCGCGATGGTGACCGACTGCCCGCTGAGGTACGCCTGGAACATCGAGTTCCGAGCGATGCGGTTGACAGACTGGCCAGCCTGAAGACCGAGCTGGTGGATGTTGCGCAGGAAGATGTTCGCGTTCGCCGTGACCGACGTCGGCATGTGCGTGTCGATCGCGCTCGCGAACTGATTGAGCGTGGCGCTCCACTGCTCGTAGGGCACCACCTGCGGAACAGGCTCGGCACCGGGGACGAGGGGCGTCACGATCGCCGGGAGAAGGCCCGGACGAGTCATGAAGATTTCGTTACCCGTGTTCGCGGGCCACTCCTCGGGGAGCGCCTCGGCGCGGTACTGCAGCGCCGGGAAGAGTCCATCGTAGAAGGCGCGCTCCAGAAGACCGCGCTGGTTGAGTTCGAGAACGGAAGCCGGAACGCCGAGAACGAGTGACATGGGGGGAATCTCCTGCGAAGTGAACTTTTCGGAACGTCATCCACGTCGTGCGCGGATGTTGGTTCGGTCTGGTCTTGACTTCACAGCTCGTCTCCCGCCGATGCCACCCTGATTGTCCGCCGGGTGTGCCCGCGTGGTGGGGGATTCTTGCCGCTACGCTCGCAACCGTGAATCTGAATCTCTCCAGTATCTACAGCGCGAACGCTACCAGCGGTAGCCCAAATCGCTGATTTCCTTTTTCGTCATCGAGTTCGGCTGTCCAGGCTTCGCTGTCTTGACGCCCGCCTGACCGCTCGTTGCCGCTGCGTCGGGCCGCTTCGGGTCCGCACCGTTGTTCATCATCGCCTTCGCCGGAGCTGCCGCGGCTGCTGCCGCTTCGGCCTTGGCGAACTCTGGATTGTCTTCGAGGTACGACGCGAACCACTTGCGGATCTGCGCGTCCGTCACCTTCGCGAGCGCCTTCTCGGAGTACTCGCTGAGCAGGTGCTCGGCGAGGTCGCGCGAGACGTGCTTGTAGTGCTTCATCTTCACGAACTCGCCGGCGATGTCCTTGATGCGCGAGTCCTCCTGGTCGACCATCCGCTGCTCGACCGCGTCCTGGTACTTGCGGTCGGCGCTCTCGGCGCGGTCGTTCGCGAGACGAAGGTCCTCGGCGAGTTTCTCCTTCTCGGAGAGGTCCGCACGCCGGCGCTCCTCCTCCTTCGACTCCAGCTCGCTCAAGCGGTCGAGCTTCGCCTTGATCTCTCCGAAGTCGTCGGTGCCGAACTGGTCGCGCAGCTGCTTCTTCGTGTGGCGCGCGAGGCGCCCGTTGAGGGCCTTCGCGGAAAGCTCCAAGAGGTCGGCCGTATCCGGCACGTCCTCGTCATCCTTGAGCGCGTGGCGCGCTTGCGCGGGTGCAGCCTTCGCGGGCTCCTGCTCGACGGCGGCTTTCGCTTTCGCGGGCTCTGCCTTCGCAGCAACGACTTCCTTCGCGGGTGCAACCTGCTCGACTGCCTTCTTCTCTTCCGTCTGCTGCGTCTCGATCGTCATGGTGTTCCGTCCCCTCCTTCAGGGTGTACCGAAAAAAGCAAATGGGGCCGCGTCGGGGTTACCGAGCGCGACCCCATTCGGTGAATCAGATGGTCGTCGACTGGCCTTCGAGAAGCGCCTGCACGTCGAGCGAACCGACTGCGAGCTTGACGCGCGCACTGGTGACGACGTCGGCCGCCGCGAACACGACCGTGAGCTTGTCGAGCGAGAGCGCGGCCTGACCGGCTGCGGGAACCGCGCCCGGTGCGAGGACGATCTTCTTGCCGGGAGCGCCAGCGAGCGACTCGGCCTCCAACATGAAGACCGCGCCAGCCGTGAGCGCCGGCACCGGAAGAACCAGCACGTCCGCCACGACCGGGAGCGTCAGCTCCATCGTGTCGTACTTCTCGGGGAGGTACGTCACGTCGAGGCTCGTCCAGGCATCGGCGACGGCAGTCGCGATGTCGCCCGACGGAGCGACTGCGATCTGTCCCGCGACCGGGGTCGCGCCGACGACGACGGAGAGCGGTCCGAGCGTGCCCGTGCCCGCGCGCGCGTACGCGCTGAAGATGGTCCCGGCCTTCGCGTCCTCGGGGAGCGCAACGACCAGCTCCGCCGCGAGAGCGTAGGGGCTCGCGACTGCCGCCTTCTTGCGGAGCGTCGTCGGGATGGCCGCGAGGACCGACCCGATCTTGAGCGTCTGCAGGTTCGACGGAAGGGTGTTCGGGTTGGCGGCATCGAGCCGCGCCTTGAGGCTTGTGGGGGACGACGAGAGCGACATGATGGAATCTCCTTGAGGGGCCGCGAGCCTACAACGCGTGCTCGCTACACGCTAGCTACTGGTTACCGGAAACGAAGTACTCGATCGTGCCGACGCCCATCGCCTCGATAAGAAGGATGGGATGCTGCTCGTCGACTTCGATGATGAGCAGCCCCTTCGGGTAGATGACGCTCACGATGTCGAGCGGCGTCTCCTTGAACGTGATGCGGAGCTTGATGGGGCTCTGCATCCGCATGTAGAACGTGTTCCCCTCGATGAGGGTTTCGCCCACGCCCACGCCGTCGAGAGGAACGAATGCGGTCGGGCTGTTCAGCTGACGCACCTGCGCGCCCGTCTGCACCGGAGCCGGCTTCTGCGCCGGGTTCGTCCCGAACACGATGTTCGTGATGCCCGCCGGGAAGGACGAGTCCGATGCAGTCGGAGGCCCCGAGATGAGGGTGCCGTTGATCGCGACGACGTTCACGGGTCAGGCGCCGAGCTTGAACGGCTTGTGCTTCTCAGCCGCGACGATCGTGCCGACATCGCCGGCGCTCGGACCCTTCGCGTCAGCCGCGGGGAACGGGAGGCGCCCGCCGGCGGGAATGCTGTCGGCGTTGATCTCCTTGGGCGCGCCGTTCGCGGGCTGCGAGCGGGACTCCTTCGTGAAGTCGCGACCGCTGCCGGCTGCGCCGGAGCCCTTGGGGTCCGTGAGGAAGTCGTGCGCGCCGGTCGCGCCGCCCGTGGCCTCGGTGGCTCCCTTGTGATTGCCGAACGGGCTCACAACTGCGTCGCCCGGAGTCTTGCCTTCAGCCATGGTCGTTCCTCTTTCTTCAGTTTCGTCGGTCTTTTTGGGTCACTTTGCCGATGAGTAACCCGGGTTACTCATCAGACGGCTACTTCAACTTCATCGGGCTGCGCGTCACGCCGAGCGCGGGTTGCGGCCACGGAATCGCCGGCGGATGGTCGGGAACTTGGAGGTGGTCCTCGCCGCGGTTCGTACCCGCCTCGCGCGCGGGACCAGAGCCGACCTCGCGATCGGGCGCGTTCTCCTCGACGGCCGCCTCGTAGAGCGACTCGCCCTCGCTCGTAGCGTGCTTGAACACCTCGGCCTTCGAGGGCGAGCGTAGGTGCGTGCCCGCGTTGACGTTCGTCGCGTTCGTCGGGTGGATGCGAAAGGGCGGAGTTGCCATCGCCACAAGTGCTAACAGGGCGAAGCAGCGAACGCAACGTTCCGCGGCATAATGGAAATCATGAAGAAGCAGGAAGGACCGCCCGGTGGCATCGACGTCGAGGGACTCGACATGCTGGAGTGCGCGGACGAGGAGATTTATCCGCGGGGGAACATGGCGCTCGTCCTCGAACTCCTCGAACGAGCGACGGAGCTAGCTCGCGAGGACACCGAGGACGACCCCAGGATCGACGAGATCGAAGTCGCGGCTCTCGTCGCCGCGAACGGAAACCCGACGCTGCTGTCTATGGTGCGTGTGAACTTCGAGGCGCTCCGCGCCGAGCAAGCGACGCGCGCGTAAGCTACTTCTGCGACTCGCTTAGCTTGAGACGCTTGAAAGCGTGTTGATAGCTTGGATTCGCAGGATCGAGTTCGATGCCGCCGCTCCAGTGATCCTGGATATCACCGCGACCGACAGGGCTATCCTTTCCGCCCTCGCCGCCGCGTAGGAGGAACTCCTTGCCGATCTTACGCGGCGCCATCTTACCCGTCTTCGGATGAGGCTCCATCTCGGTCGGATGCACGACGTCGGCGAGTTCGTAAGACTTCATCGCTATATGCGATGTCTTCTCCGCGGCGCCATCGGAGAATCCGATGGCCTTTAGGAAGGCGCGGAACTTGGGCACAGTCCGCCTGCCCGTAGCTTCGTTCCAACTGAACCCGAACGACGCCCAAGTGTAACGCCCGACCCAGTGCGGATCGGTATCGACTCGCTTGATACCGAGGTCGCCGTAGGAAAGGAGCGCGTTGCGCGTCATCTCCTCGCCGAAGCCGCCGCCCTGCCAATGGTCGGGCAGACGAAGATAGTCGTGATGGACGGCGAGCCCATCGGGATCCTTGCGAAACGTACGGGTGCCGGTCGTCGAGGTTCCATCCTTCTCGTTCGTCACTCTGATCTCGACGCGTACACCGCCGCCATAGCCGGAAGTCATACTGTGCAATTCGGTGCGGTAGCCCTTTGGCGTACCGTAAATCTTCGCGTACTCGGTGAGCGCCGGAGGCTTGCCGCCAAAGAGCTTGTGAGCAGCCGCGAGCGCGTCGCTGGAGACGTAGATGTTCTTCGTCTTCGCCCACGCCGCGTCAGCGTCGATACCCTTCGAGCGCTCTACCGGTCGCCTCGCGACACTCTTCGGAATCGACGCAGCGGCCAACGCCTCTGCGGCAGCCGCCGCTTTCTTCGCCTGGTCGCGCCGCACGGCGTCGAGGTCGAAGACGTTGACCTTCGCCGACGCGTTGCCCGCGAGCTTCGCCGCCGCGAGCTGCGAGTCGCCGGCGTGAATCCACAACTTGCCGTTGTGCTTGACGACGAGCGGGATGATCGCCGCCGAGCCCTTCGGACGATCGATGTCCGCCGCAATCGACTCCTTGAGGATGCCGGGACGCAGAGCGTGGAGCTTCTCCAGCTTCACGCTCTTGTAGACCTTCGGGAACGCTTGGGACGTTTCGAGCGAGGCGAGCGCCTGCGCGAGCGGAGAAGTCATGCCGCCGGTTAGAGCCGCAGCCTCGGCCGCGACGCCCATGTGGAACGGCGTTTTGACGAAGCCCTTGCTGCCAACCGCGAAGCTGTAGCCCTCCATCGACGGGTCGTCTTCCGCGAGGGTAGGCATCGCGGCGAGCCGTTCGTGCGCAGCCGCTCGGCCTTCCGCCCGCGCCTTCGCGCGTCGCGCCCTCGCCGTCGTGCTAGGCGCCTGCGTAGCGGCTTCTTCGAGCGCGGAGGCTTGCGTACTCTCGACCGGCGCCTGCTCAGCGTCCTGGGGCGTCGTGGGCGCTTCCTCGGGGGCGCGCTTGATACGCGGCGGAGGCTCGACACCGAAGCTCTTGAGCGGCACCGTCGTCATCTTCGGCCGCGGCGGGATTGGACCCTTACGCTTCTCAAACGCCCAGCGCGCCGCGATCTCGCCGTCCGACTTCTGCATCAGGTAGCCGGGGAGCGGCCATGAGACGCGATGCGGAACGACGATCTCGCGGTCGTTCGGCCGGTTCGGCGGGTGCTGGTACAAGCCGAACCACGACTGGAACGCCTCGTCAGGTCGGCGGATCTGTCCGTGCACCGCGTAGCTGTCCGCGCCGGTCCGGTCGTCGAACGTAGCGGAGAGGATCTTCACCATGTCGCCAAGCTGCTCGTCGGCTTCGCGTGTCGCTTCCCAGCCGGCGCGGTTGTACGCGCCCATCATCTCGGTACGCACGATGCGCTCGGCCCAGCTCGCCGGCTTTGCTCGAAGGAATGGCGACTTCTCGATGAGCGTATCGCGCACCTCGTCGAGCGGCTTGCGGGCCAATAGCCCGACTTGCATCTCGTCCTCGAAGACGCCGATTGTCTCGACGCTGTAGCGATCGAGGACGCCGAGCTTCGCGGGATGCGGCTCCTCGTCGGCACCTTCGACCGGTTCGCCGCTCGACGCGATACGCCGGAGGATGCTCGCCTGCGCACCGCCGCGCGCCGCGTCGAGCATCGCGGCTTCCTTCAAGGCTAGCGGCTGATGGCCCACGCCGAACTCGCGCTGCGCTCGTCCGAGGTAGTCGACAATCCCGCCGACCGCGTTATCCGCAGCCTCGTCGGCGCCGACGGTGAGAACGCCCTTCAAGTCCGTGCGTAGACCGGCGAGAACGTGCCGCACCTGCATAAGTGCAGACTTCATCTGCTCGTACGTAAAGCTACGCCGCCCCGGCCCCAGCATCGCGCTGAGCATCCGCTTCCGCAGGTCGGCGTCGGCGGCTTCGAGGAGCTTACGCGTGCGCGCTACACCGACACGCTGCGCGAGGGATATCGCCTCCTGGCGGTTTAGCGCGAGGGTCTGGCGTGCGTCCTGCGCCACGGATCACTTCTTCTCTTCGGGTTCTTCTTCCTCGTCCGCGTCTTCTTCATCGTCGTCGGGCGCATCCTTGCCCGCCGGCGCAGCCGCCCCCATCGTGCGCTTGATCTTCGCGCCGCCCGGTAGGAGTTGCTCGTGCGTGACCTTTCCGCCGGCGTCCGCATCCGCGAACATCGCCGCCGACTGCTGCTGCTCCGATACGTTCTGCTGCTCGACGCGCTTCCATTCCGCGCCGGGCTCGATACCGAACGCGCGCGCCGTCAGCTCGACCGCGGATTGCTTACTGATGAATGCCTTGCCGCCCGTCGCGGTCTGCATCGTCGTCGCCGCCGAAGCCTGGTCCGCAGGTGTCGGCTGGAAGAACGGCGGCCATTGCGCGCATACCTCGCCGCCTTCGCCCGGCATCCGCGGCACCTTCGTGATCTTGTCCTCGCCCGTCGGCTTACCGTCCTCGTCGAGGATCGGCCCCTGCTCGATGCGCGGCGGGAGATCGAACGCTACGTCAGCTTCCGTCTCCTTGCCGTCGCCGTCGGTGATGATGATGCGCGACTTGCTCGCCTTGCGCGCGACCGTCGCGATGTCCGAGAGGATGCGTTCGAGCGGGGAGCCGTACTGCTCGCGGAGTACGTCGGCCTTCGCAAGCATCGGAGCGTAGAGCGCCTTGATGGTCACGCTCGACACGCCCTGCGCCGCGACCTCCGACGGGTCCGGTACGATGCACTGAGCGACTTCGAGCACCGAGCGCCGGAGCGACTCGAATAGCTTGAGCCCCGCGTCGATGCTGCTGCCCGTCAGCTCCATGTACGAGGCGTCGCCGTCGACGCCGACGATGAGCGCCTTGTCGCTGCCCTTCTGGACGCCCGTGCGCTGGATAAGGTCGGGGTCCATCTTGAGCTTGAGCGTCGGGTCGAGGTTGAGAATCGCCCCGCGCACGTTGACGCTGTAGAGCATGTCGATGGCCTCGAAGTTCTCGTAGAGGCCCTCGTAGTCCGGCACGCCGTCGACGTCGTCGTCGGGCATGTTCTGAATCCACTCGAAGTGAATGCGCCCGTCCTTGTGGACGAAGCTCCGCTTCATGTCGGGCTCGTTCCATTGCGGCTCGACGCCGACGCGCGAGAGCATCTCGGGATAGACGAGGTCGGCGTCCTGAGTCCAGTCGCGTCGGTACCAGTAGAGGTTCCGCACGACGCGCTTCTTCTCGGCGTCCCACTCGTCGCGCGGAAATTCGAAGCACTCGACGACGTGCGCCGGAATCAGCTGCTCGCGGTCTTCCCATTCAGCGACGTGCAGGTTCTTGGCGTTGTGGACGCTGAAGACCGGCTTGCCCTTCTTGAAGCACCACGCGAGGC